TCAGAATTCATCACTGGTTCGTCCCTCACCGTCTGGTCTGGGAGGATTGGGAAAATTTCATCACTGGTGGTCCGGATGGTCTCGACGCCTCTGTATTTCCCACTATTACTATTGGCGGTGGTTCAGGGGCTGCTATCGGTTCTCTTGCTGATTATCTGGGCGTTCCGACCGGTGTAAATAACATCGAGGTCTCAGCTCTCCCGTTCCGCGGCTATGCCATGATTTGGAACGAATGGTATCGGGATCAGGATTTGCAGACAAAACTCACCATCGACAAGACGTCAGGTGCAGACACAACGACAAACACTACACTGCAGAACATCGCCTGGGAAAAAGACTACTTTACTAGCTCCCGTCCGTGGGAACAGAAGGGGTCAGGCATCACTATCCCCCTCGGTGACGAGGCTCCTGTTAAAGGCATCGCCAAACTCAATGATACGTTCGGTAACGCGTCATCAACTGGTTGGGACTCAACCGGTACTTCTCGCACCTATACTCCAGCAGCATCCATTGATGCCTCAACGTCTGCCGGTTTTACTTTCTATGTAGAGCGGTCGGCAGCTCCAAACGGCGGCGGAAACTACTATCCCAATATTCGCGCCGATCTGTCCGACGCGTCAGCAATCACGGTAACTGCACTCCGTGAGGCAATGGCCCTTCAACGCTACGAGGAAGCTCGTGCAAGGTTTGGATCTCGCTATGTTGAGTATCTCCGTTATCTCGGCGTTCGTTCTTCCGACTCTCGCTTACAGCGTCCTGAGTACCTGGGCGGTGGCAGGGAAACCATCCAGTTCTCTGAAGTCCTCCAGACAGCGGAAGGCACCGACCCAGTTGGCGCCCTCAAAGGTCACGGAATCGCGGCTATGCGTTCCAACCGCTATCGGCGTTTCTTCGAAGAGCACGGTTACGTGTTTTGTTTCATCTCAGTGCGCCCTAAGACGATCTATGCCCAGGGCTTGCCCCGTCACTTCAACCGGCGTGTCAAAGAGGATTTCTGGCAGAAAGAGCTGCAGCACATTGGCCAACAGGAAGTTCTCAACAAAGAAGTGTATGCGGCTCACGCTACTCCAGACGGGACGTTTGGCTACCAGGATAGGTACGACGAATATCGGCGTACCGAGTCAACTATCGCCGGAGGGTTCAGAGACAATCTGGATTTCTGGCATTTTGCCCGAATCTTCGGATCGACCCCCGCACTAAACGGCGATTTCGTCAAGTGCGTCCCTACCGAGCGTACATTCGCGGTTCCGTCGGAAGATGTGCTATGGATTATGGCCAAACATTCAGTCCAGGCACGACGTCTCGTCGCTCAAACCGGCACATCGTTTATCTACTAGGAGGTTAAAATGAAAAAGATTAAGGGCCTCGAAGTCGAGGCCAAGTCCTACAAGTCAAATCTCGGCCGTTTGGACGAGAGAGGCCGCGAAGTGCTCGACGGCCGTCCTATGGAGCCCCCGGTGGGCTACAACCCTCAGCCATCACTGATGGATAAAATCCGGCGCATGGTTCATGACGCCCAAATTCAGCGCGACCTGGCAAAGGCTGGCGCTGAAACATTCGACGAAGCCAACGACTTTGACGTTGGCGACGACTACGATCCGAGCTCTCCTTGGGAGCAATACTACGAGCCTACGCCCTTCGAAGCATTTATCGCGGACAAGGAGCAGGCACAGAAGGCGGAGCCGCCCCGGGAGCCCCCAAGCGAAGGGGCGGCGCAGCCCCCTGCAGAAGGCCCGCCCAAGCCCGTGACGGGCTAGTTCACAGTACATACACTTGATATGTACTGTGTTAGGTGACACCAAAGAGGACAAAAAACGATGGCAAGAGGAAGGTCCAACAGGTCGTCAGGGCTGCGGGATATCTCCACTATCCCTAACCGAAGGTTGACAGCCTTAAACTTCACTACCAGACCGGTAACCTTCCTCCAAACCATCGAAGATCGTAGAGACTTCCACCCCGAGCAGGCCGTTAGGCCTGCTCGGTCTTTCTCTCGATCGGTCCACAGGCTGGCCGTTCCGTCTCGACGGACGGGCAGACTTCCAATCGGGGTCACCTTTGAGAACCCTACAAAGGTTCTCGTATGCGTTCGCCGCAAGTCCAGGCGCGAAGTTCTTTTCGCCCTGGGACAAACAGGCAAGGGCTCTGCCCTGGGTAAGCGGCGTCGCAATCACTATTCCGAAATTCAATGTTAGGAGAACAACATGTCCATTGGCGATATCATGGGGGGAATCGGCTCCCTCGTAGGTGCCGTAGGAGACATCTACTCAGCCAACAAGAACGTTCATCTTCAGAAGCAATTTGCCCAGACGGGCATTCAATGGAAGGTAGCGGATGCCAAGAAAGCAGGAATTCATCCTTTATATGCTTTGGGTGCGCAAACCCATTCTTTCGCCCCAGTTCAGACGGGCCTGTCTGATAGCCTGGGCAACGCTGGTCAATCGATTGGCCGTGCCGTCGATGCTTATTCTGACAAGTCTCAGCGCAATGATGCTTTTACAAAGGCTAGTCAGTCTCTTCAGTTAGACGGGTTCAAGCTGGATAATGATCTAAAGCGCGCGCAGCTGGCGTCAGCTGCCGCCACACTCAACCAAGCCGGCCAGCCGCCGGCGCCTCCAACTGCCAGCAACCGGTATCTCATGCCTGGTCAAGGCTCGACACAAACAGGTCTGGTCGACACTCAACCGCTTCGCGTTAGTTCCGTTGATCCAAACGCGAAACACAACGAGGCAGGCGCGTTCGGAGAAGTCGGCTGGGCTCGTACATCAACCGGTCTCGCTCCCGTTCAAAGTAAAGACAGCAAGGATCGGACCGAGGAGGACTTACCCGCCCTTATGGGTTGGACAATCCGAAACAGGCTTATGCCTATGGTCAATACAAGGGGTCTTACACCCCCAGTTAAACCAAAGGCCGGTCACTACTGGCGGTGGGATGCTTTCAGGCAGGAATATCAAGAAACACCTATCGTTCGTACACGTGCCACCCCGTTTGGGTGGCGTCAGGGTTCATGGTGAGAGGAGGTGATTACAATGCGTGGTCGTAGAGGTCGTCGTTCCTATGGTCGTGGTCGTCGGGTGTTTTCCCGGCGTCGCGGTTCAGCGGGTCGTCGTCGGCGCTCAGCCGGTCCACTTCGCGTAGGGTTCAGGATGTAATGAAATGTTCATCCCCTTACGTTCATATGAGCCAGGCACACCCATGCGGTCAGTGCCTGGCTTGCCGCATCAACAAAAGGAGACAATGGTGTCACAGAATAATGCTGGAGAGTTTGCTGCATCCGCAGAACTCGTTTTTAACGTTGACATACCAGGACGAACACCTGCCGATATCGAGCAGCGGTTTGCCGACCTTATCGCCGAAGCATTCAAGAAACTTTTTGAAGAGGCTTCGGAAGAAAGCGGAGCCGTTACGCTTGAGGTATTTTCTAGTCGGGGAGTATGGCGACGTGACCCAGAGACCTCACTACCACTTAGCCATGTTCGGGCTCTCCAACTGTCGTTCCGGAACGACACAGCTCACTAAACGCAAAACTCGGTGCTGTCCCGAGTGTGATTTCGTTCAGGAGGCATGGGGCCTTGGCAATGTGTACTTGGGCGAGCTCAACAACCAATCAGCGCAATACATCGCTGGTTACGTCTGCAAGAAAATGACAGGCAAATCAGATATTCGGCTTGACGGACGTCACCCGGAATTCGCAAGAATGTCACTCCGCCCTGGAATCGGGGCGGACTTCATACCAGAGGTGGCGTCAAGCCTTATGCAACATGAAATTGATACGGAAGATGTTCCTAATGTGTTGCGTCATGGGCGTGCTGTTTATCCTCTGGGACGTTATCTCAAAGGAAAATTAAGGGAGCAACTGGGTCGTGCAAAGGAGGTACCGGAATCAATCAAGCAAAAAATCTCAGAAGAAATGCAGCCTATGCGAACGCTTGCGTTCGAAAGCTCGCGCCCTCTCAAGGATGTTGTCCGGGAGGTCTATCACGGTGAAACACTTCAAGCAGAAAAGCGCTTTGCGCTAAAACGAAAAAGAGGATCGATATGAAACGTGGAAAATTTAGTCTCTCGAATTACAAGCTCCTCTCGTGCGATATGGGAGAGCTTATTCCGTGTGGTATGTGGGAAGTCCTTCCCGGGGACACTGTGCAGGCCGCTACAAGTGCCTTGCTGCGCG